GTAGAATTTTATAGCAAAGAGCAAATAATTACTCTCATTCAATTCATCAAATCTCATATATTAACCCATGTTATCAGCTATCGGGATAGATGGCATCCTCAGCGTCTCTACCGCCAGCAGCATCAGTAATTTCGCTCATGGCAACTAAAGTCTCAGTCTTAACTCTGAGAGTACCGTGAGTATCAACATATGTAGTAACTCCAACCCAACCAGCGTGAGGGGCAGCATACTTAGAACCAGTTGCCGCTCTAGCAACACCTTGCTCAGTTGTATCTACACCGAATACACCAGAGAATCTGTTTGACTTAACGTCAGGTGCACCATATTGATTATCAGTGATAGCACTGATTGGAGATCTGGTGATGAAGTAGGAAGTTCCACCAACAACGTTAGCAGTAGCACCATCTTTGATGATGTTGTCTACGTGTGCCAGAGTCAGAGATGTATTGCTTGCAACGGATTGAACAATTGCTCTACCGTAAGTAGCGCCAGCACCGACTACAATCACATCGCCTTGCTCTGCGGCATAACCACTAGTAGAGAAGGTTGTACCAGAACCAGTAACGACACCAGTGCTTAAGTTAATGGCGACCGTGCCTTTGTTTCCAACAAGATCTTCTTTGCCCCAAAGAGCCATGTTTCCTTACCTATGTAATTCGTATATTGATATTTATAAAATTATTCAGCTTCTCTTGCTGCGATTGCCTTAGTGACAACCTCAAGGAGTTGATCGTCCATGTCAGTCTTAGTCAGCTTAACCGCTTTACCCAAGATAACAAGACAGATCTCAACCAACTTCTCACCGAGTTCCTCATTTTCCGGAATCTTCGCGACCGCATCGGAGATAATTTTTGACGCAAGTGGGAGTAAAAATGCTAACATTGCCTTAGAGCATACGTTACTCTATATAGCAAGTTAACTATTATTTCACATTCTTTTCAATCTTTTTATCTTGATCCGCTTTTGTTGCAGTACCTCTTGGAGTTCTATTGATTGGAACACCCATTCTATCCAAAACTTTCTGTCCACGTTTCAGAAGAGCATCAACATTTTTCTGTGCCTCAGCTCCAAGGAACTCGTCAAGTTGCTCTGTATCTTCTTTTGGAGCATTAGCAATAGACAAGAAAGTATCTGCCATTGACATTTGCTTTTCTTCGCAAGGTGTCTCTTCCTTATCCTTATCAGGATTGCCAGAATTTACCATCTTGGCAAGGTCTTCCTTTGCCTTCTTATAAGTTCCTTCAGGATCCATGGCGATAGGACGCTTGGCACCAGTCTTTGCTCTAACGAGGTTTCTGGCAACGTTCATGAAAGCATATCTTTCACGTCTATCCTCTTCTTCCTCGGTCAGCTGCTCACCTTCCATCTCTTGACTCATCATCAGAGGTGCTTTACCAACCTGAGGATTAGTGCCATCCTGTGGCATTACGGTTACCTGTTGAAGTTTCTTGGCAACTTTATCAGGGAGAACATCAATCTCTCTGGCATTCTGACCTTCGGTACTGGTGGTTCCAGTAGCATCAGCGAGGAAAGCTTCATCAACTTTCTTTCCTTTCTTTTTGGCAATTGCCTTACCGATCGCTTTTCTTCTGTTATGAAGATACTTGTCGGTCTTATCAGTATCGCCGTCATTATCAATGTCAGCGTCTTCTTGACCTACTGGATCAAGTTTTGCTTCCTTGACTTCCTTCTTCTTTGGACCACCACCCATGGCCGCGGCAGTCTGTTCGCCCTTCTTCTTCTCACCCTCATATGCTTCACCGTGCTCGGTCATCTCAACTTTGAGACCCTTTGCTCTCAGTCTAGAAATCTTTTCACGAGTAGCAAATCTAACATAAGACTTCTCACTCTTAGGATCAAATACTCTTACCTTATACTTTCTCTCTGGTTCTTCAGCAAGTTCTTGCTCGTAAGCAAGTTCAATAGCAGGTTCTTCCTTCTTGATACCTTCTACGAAAACTTTATGGTAAGCATCAGCAAAGTTCTTTTCTGCCCAGTCAACACTGGTGACCATATACTGCTCTGATACACCACCACCCTGCTTGCCAAACAGTTTCTCTCTGACGGCAGTCTTTTCCTGAGCACTCAGATTGCTATTTGCCATATACTCAGAATATGCTTTTCTGAGATCAATATCTTCCCTTCTAGCACGATAGCGGATGTCATAAACCGCCTGACGAATTCTCTTAGCAGAATTCTCTTGAGGTGTTCCACCTTTCGCGTCTCCCTTCTTAGCAGAAGATTTCGCTGCAACAGCAGGAGCATTCTTTCTTGCTGGAAGTTCCTCAGAAATATTGATAGTCATTGGAAGATGTTACTAGCTTACTTTTTTCCTATATTTATTTATGAATTTGTATCCTGTAAGACGAGCGACATATTGAAGATGAGCATCAGTCCCCACAAGTCTTTGATCAGGAGGAACACCAGAAGGTCCAGGATAATTTACAACCTTCTCAAAAACGTTTTTAATCCAGGGTTTAAACATTTCATCATCATCAGTCACACAGATGAGATAGTTAGCACCCCGACGCATGATTTCACCTTCCTGGTTACTCTCAATACATCTAATCATATCACCAACGGCAAAGATTTCTTCGTTGATGTACTTCTCTCTCAACTCTCTTTCATATCCAGCGGTTCCAAAATCAAACGATGATTTGATTGGAGCGTATGTAGTATGAGAGAGTTTTTTCTCATGTGGAGTTTGAGGTCGGTCTCTCTTTCCTATTCTCTGACCTTTATTATAAAACTCTAAACTACCACCGACAGTTTTAGCAACAAACTCACCAGTTTTTCTATCGTACCAACTTCCTCTATTTTGGTCATTACCTCTTACAAGTCCCAGTCTTGCCGCCTGGAACTCGGGGTTGTTCTTCAAAGCAGAAAAGGTTTTCATTATTTCTTTAATTCTGAACTAATCACGTTCTTATTAGTAGTAATATACCGAAGAACGTCGTCTCGTATCTTTATATATTTATCCTTTGACTTACCCTTACATCCATGAGATTTCTTAGTCAACGTGCCATAAACATAGGCAACGAAGTCTCTGTACTCCGTTCCCTTATAGTCTTTGATGAGTTGACTTATATAATCGCTCATAAAGTAAAAGGGGTCTGAAATTCAAACCCCACGATCTTTTATTATTTATCCACCAAGTTCAGCACATTCCCCGTTGATGTAGATAGTTCCTGGAGGACAATCATCTTGACATTCAACTTCTTCTTTTTCAAGTTGTTCGTCAATATCTAAGATGACATTACGGATATCAACAACACGTTCAGGAACTGACTTAGGATCGTATGTATAGACCTTAGTGTCAGTGAATAGTGCTTGACGGACTGCTGCCGCTTGGCGAGCATCCATCGTAATGGTAACAGTTTTCATCGGTCACCAACCTCACGATTTTCAGAATAGTATACGTCAAACTGACCACCTGGATAACGCTTCTCAAGTTTCTTCACGTTAGTGGCAACTACCTCATCAAAAGAAACTCCAAGTGCCATGCACGCTTGAGCGGCATACCACATCAAATCTCCAAGTTCAATAATAAGGTGTTCTTTGTTGTCTTCGTTCCAGGGTTTACCTTGGAAGATCATCTTCTTGATGATCTCAAGGAACTCACCACCTTCGGCGTTTAGACCAACACCAGCAGTCAGAAGACGTTCAATATTTGCACCTTTCTCATCCAGTTCAACCAGACGGTCAGAAAGAGCAACGAAATCAGTAGAAGCATCAGATGTCACTGCATCTACAAACTTCTGATATCGTTCAAAATCAACATGCTTTGCCATTAGAATTTAAATCCTTCGAATGATTTTTTAGGTTTGTCCTCCTCAGGATTATACTCTTCTTCTTGTCCAGAGTCAAGTATATTGTCTTGTGCTGTCTGTTCACAATCGTACAGACGCATCTTGGCACGATCAATACCAACAACGAAACGCTTGAAGACTGACAAGTCATTATAGCGATTCTTCAACTGCTTCACCATTATCTGACCAAGTTGTTCAAGTTCCTCAGTGCTAATAAGGGCAAACATAAGATCAGCAGTAGCAGGGAGACCAAAGGACTCACTAGTGTCAGTAAGGTCAACGTCAGAGCTACCATAACCAGAACGAGTGGTCTGGGTGGCAGATACGATAGGGACCTCGGCTTCGACAGCCAACCCTCTAAGCTCCTCTGCAATAGACTTAATATAGCTATATGAATTGATAGAGCCGCCTTGGCGATACCTGCTGGAAGCACATATATTAAGGTAATCAATGAAAATAATATCAGGTCTAAATGACTTCTTAAGTGCAAGTTCATTAAGAAGTGCCTTAAAGTGTCCACTGTGTGCACTCGCAGTCGGATACTCTTTAATTATAAGAGTGCCCTGCGTTTTCTTAGAAAGATTGGTCACTTTGTTTTCAAACATTGACTTTGGTAAGTCAGTCAAATCTTGAATAGGAACATTCAGGAGGTTCGCGTCAATTCGTTCAGCAATCTTCTCTTCTGCCATCTCCATTGTAATATAGAGAACGTTCCGTCCTTGGAGCAGCACGGAGCTAGCGACGTGGCACATGAATAGAGACTTGCCGACGCCTGTACCAGCAAGCGCGATGTTAAGAGTCTTGTTAGGTAGACCACCTTTCGTGATTTTGTTAAAGTATTCGAGATCAAACGGGATCTTGTCCTCTTTCTTGTGATAGAACTCATATCTTTCTTCGTAGTTTTGTAAGTAGTCATGTCCGATATTATTGTCAAACGAAACTGCCAGTGCATCAGAAAGGATACTAGGAATAGCATCCCGAGTCTTCTTATCATCTTGCCCATCAGCAATGCCGATAGATTCCATCAAGGCAAGATAAATGGCACGATCACGACACCACTTTTCAGTAGTATCTAGCAACCATTGATGATCCACAGGAGCATCAGTCAGTTCTGAAGTTAAGTTTCTAGTTTCTCTGACTTCTCCTTCATTAAGATCTGTACGATTTTCAATCTCAATGCATAGTGCCTCTACTGAAATAGCAGAACCATAGTTCACAATGAACGAGGATATTTCTTCAAAGATAACCTTATCAGAGCGTTGCTCAAAGTAATCAGGTTGAATAAACGGAATTACTTTACGAGAATACTCTTCATTGAAAACAAGGTTTCTAAGAATAGTTGTCTCAATTCGCTCCATAAGAATAAGTTTGTTTTGCAATGATGTCCAGTTTTTCCATCACCTCAGGGGTGAAATATGTCTCAGGGTCTTTCAAGATTGCCTTGGCATAGACTTTCTTGCCACCTATTTCATAACGACCTGCCACATTTTTCCAGAGACCACCCAGTTCTCCCAACTCAAGAAGACCATAATATCGATCAAGACCACGCTCATCGTAATAAAGGCGCACCGTAACATCTTGATTCTCCTTGCTTAAACGCGACTTAGCAGTCTTAGCCTTGATAAGGTTTCCAACGATTTCTGTTCCATCTTTCTCCTTTTTCTTTGAGAGATGGATGATTGTAGAGGCAGCATATTTGAGTCCAGAACCTCCACCCATTTCTTTGGTAGGAACGTAAGCACCGATGACATCGTAAGTGTGATTAGTAACGATCATTGGGATGTTTGCTTGACCCAGTTTGAGTGTGAGCATTCTGAAAGCACCCTTGATCAGTTGGGATTTAGTCATGTCCCGAACTTGCTTGTCGTTGAGTGTATCAGTAATCTCTTTCTCCGTGGAAAGCATCCCCAAAGAGTCTAGCACAAACATGCAGGGTTTGCGTTCATCTGCTGGTTTCTTAAGGTAAATATCAACTGCTTTGAGTGCTTTGCTACGAAACTCCTCAACTGTAACCACATTGATCACTACAGTGCGATCAAGGTCTAACCCACGACTTGCGAGAAGAGACTTGTTAACAGCGGCTTCAGTGTCAAAATATAGACAATACCCATCAGGATTAGAATCAAGGAAGTTTTTGACGACAGCAAGGGAGAAAAAAGTTTTTCCAGTACTAGACTCGCCAGCAATGGCAGTAATCTTATTCCCAGATACACCACCAAATATAGACCCTGAAACAAGTCCATTAAAAATGTACGAACCCGTGTCCACAAATTTTTCAGTATCGTCAATATCGGATGCGAGTTTTGTGTAGTCATCACCAATCTCTTTTACAATTTCTTTAAGAAAGTCCATTACGCAAAAAATAGTTCAAGGTTTACAGTTTTTTCAACGTTCCACCCGATAGCATCCAGAATGGATTTGAGTGGTTCCACAAAACTCTTTTCAAATTGTAGGTCATAGTCAATATACTTGTCAAGACCAAGTTCTGTAGGGAAATCCTGAATAAACGAAATGACATTCTCTTGAATGATATTAGGTTTCTTCAGATAGAGAAACTTAATTTTCTCGCCGTTGTTAATAAGTGAGTATTTATTGGTGAGTTTTTTCTCCTTGACATAATGATTGTAAAGAAGAGCACCACGGCAATGAATAGGAGTTCCCTTAGAGTAGATGTCAGCATGAGACCGATACTTAACAACATCAGACACTGAACGAGGGAAAGCAATCTCTTCAGGAGGAAGATTCTTGAAGTCAACACGACACTTGTCAATGAAGTCAATCACATCTTCTTCAGTTCCGTTCATCATCAGTTTGAGACCTTCTTTAATCATCGTCCGACATGGTGCCGGAGTAGAAGATTTGACTGCCTCAATACCCATCATCTTTAGTTTAGGTTCTTCATAACGAACACCTTCACTGTCCCATACGTTAAGAATGTATCGCTTCTTCGCAGTCCAGATGCCACGTTCAGCGATGTTCTCACGCTTCATAAACATCTTCTGATCGTAAGCGTTTACGTAATCCGCGAGTTCTTGGTAACAACGGTCAATATACTTTTCAAGTTCCATCTCACACACCTTATTAAGGAACGTGACAACGCCTTCAGTAGTTTTCTC